CACATCAGTATTGCACATACAATCAGCCACGAAATGCGAGCGACCATGTGGATCCATATCCTTATCTGGCAAAATGGGGAATCAGTCGTGAGCAATTCAAGAAAGACATTGAAGGTGGTCTTTCTGAAGCTGGATGGCGCCAAAATGCTTCTGGCTGGTGGTGGGAGGAGTCAGACGGCTCTTATCCTACAAAAACATGGAAGCAAATCAAGGGAGAGTGGTTCTACTTCAATGAACGTGGATATTGTCTAATCAATCGATGGTTCAATGATGGTAAAGATTGGTTCTACCTTGATAAACGTGGGGCAATGGTCACAGGATGGATGTTCCTAAACCATCGATGGTATTTCTTCAAATCAGACGGTCGTATGGCCACTGGTTGGGTGAAATACCGTGAAACCTGGTATTTTATGGAAGAAAAAGATGGTTATATGCTATCTAAACAATTCGTCAAATCAGGTGACGGCTGGTATTACTTGAAGGCGAACGGTGAATTACACACAGATCCAGCATTCAAAACAGAACCAGACGGGCTTATCACCGTCGTCGATAAACCAAAAGAAGAAAAATAAAAATAGAAAGACTTTCAAAAATTAATTACATTAAAACCGCTGGCATTCGCTAGCGGTTTTTTTGTTTGCTCTGAAAACATCATCGCCCCAAATTCGCCCCTAAAAAAATATTTTTTAATATTTTTTAATCGTTTTTCTTTTTATAAAAGCCGTAAATAACAACAAATAAGAAAGAATGATATATACTAATATGTCTGCAGGGGGCATATAATCTATTGATTTTACTAGGGGTTTGAGGTATTTCGCCCCAAATTCGCCCCGAATTCTGTGAATATCTCTCTTACTTCTGAATTACTTGTCTCTTCCAATTCTTTCAATTGGTGAGCATAGACTTCGATGGTAACGTTCATATTCTCATGACCAAGGATTTTTGAAATAGAGAGTAATTCAATACGTTTAGCAATCAAAAAAGAAGCGTAAGTATGTCTAAGTGAATGAGCATGGACATTTCTACCAACAATTCTTCTCAATGTCTTATTGACTGCATTATTTGATATGTTGGAGAAGATACGATTTTCTTTGTTGTGAATCCAATGTTCTTTATGGTAGATTTGTAGTAATTTAAGTGTTTCATCGTCAAGCGGTATCTTTCTGATACTGCTTTTTGTTTTTGTAGCGCTGAAATCAAGATTCGTTTTATAATTCCAGGTCTTATCTACTGAGATAACCTTGTTATCGTAATCCACGTTATCCCATGTGAGCCCTAGACACTCAGCGAAACGCATACCAGATACTGCGATAAGATATACTACTGCATAGGATTGCACATCCATCTTGTTTTTTGAAACAGCTATCACATTCTCGTACTCATCGACTTCTAGGAATTTAGTTTCTTTTTCTATCCCTTTGTGTTGTGATACTGCTTTTGCAAATGTCGTAAAATTCTTTTGAATGATCCCTTCGTGGACAGCCATTGCTACACATTGTTTGATATGGATATTCAATTTTTCAACTGTTGCTTGAGAATGCGTTTCAGCAAATGTATTTAAAGCTTGCTGATAGATTGAACTTGTGATATTTTTTAGCTTAGCACCTGGGAATAATTTCTCAATATTACGACTAGTTGCTTGATAAACTTGCCATGTGGTAGGAGCAATATTTGGCTTTTTATGAATGGTCGCCCATTGTTTAAAGTATTCGTAAATAGTAATGTCGTCTGAAACATAGGAAGGAAGAAGTAGCTCTTTTTCTCGTTCAGCAGCTGCAATTTGTGCAGCCTTTTTTGTTGGAAAGCCTCCTTTTTCAGCTTTTTTATATTTTCCATTATGAGTTTTATAGGAAATGCGATATTCCCATTTCCCATTTTCTCTTTTTCTATATGATGCCATTTGATTTCCCCGCTTTATTTTGTTAAAATGGGTATAGTAAAAAGGGCTTTTTAATGCCTTTTAATATACTAGTTGTTCCTCACACTCAAAAACTTGGCTGTCGGAGAGCGTGGGGAATTCTTTTATTTTTGAATTAGGATAGCGATAATTGAAACCACAATCCCAATAATTGAAAGAAGAGAACCAACGGTTAATGCGATTAACCATTTTTTATTTTCTTCTTTCTCTTTTTGTTGTTCTAGTTTGAAATCAGAGAACATTTTTTCCATTCGAAGTCCCATATTTTCAAAACCATCACGCATTTCAGTTCTGAGTTGATCGGATTTTAAATCAACTTTTTCAAAACCGTGTTTGACATCAGAGTTTATTTTATCTAACTTTAAATCAATTTCTGTCTTGGTATATGTATCATTTGCCATTCTTTGTGCCTCCATTTTTATCTCTGATTCTATTATATCATTTTTTTGTATGGGTACAGTTTTCAATGAAGGCCTTGAAGCAGAAATATGTGTAATATTAGATGCAGTCGGCTTAAAATTATTTTGTAATTCTGGCATAACTTACCCCTGTTTTATGAAAGAATGGTAACTATACGCTTCATCTAACTGATTACCTTCCTCATCAGACAGTTTGAAGTAAAAGTAAAAATCACTCGGTAATTGAATTGTAAAATTGAATTCAAAATGACCAGTAGCTTTTCCGTAATTATCTTTTAAATCTATGAACTCACTTTTAGGTATATTAATTCTTGTAGCATGGACCGGGTAATGAGTCCCGTTTTGGAAATAAGCATCAACAGATAGAACATAAGTTTTATCAGGGACTAGATTGAAGAAATCTAAGAATGCAACTAAACCAGTTGAACCAGGGAATAAATCAAAATTAGTTACTGTTCCTAAAAGTTGTCCACTGTCAGGTTGTACAATCTTAATTGATGTCATTTTTTCTTTAAAAGGACTAGGCTTTTTATTAAAAGTTTTAGAGTCATCTTTCAGATATTTTTCCATATTCTTAATTGAATAACTAACAGATGGCTTAGAAAGTTTTGATTTTATTATATTTTGCATCTCTAAAAAGGTATCAAACATTTTTTCTTGTTCATCTGTCAATTTCTCATTAAGTTCAGTATCATTATCTTTAATGTCTGTATCTGTCATTATTATTCCTCTTTTTGAACTTGTTAATTTATAAAACTCTTCCTGGATCATATCTTCTCCCCAGGTTGTTAAAATTTTATATAATTCTTTCGAATACCATAGTGGCTTGGATACGGTCTCCACCACCAAGACCTTTACTTCCACCATTAGTAGTGCTGATTGTATGTAGTCTATATCCTTTAGCTGCTTGTTTATTAATTACATCTTCCAGTTCTGTCAAATTCCCTGATCCTGTACCAAAGAATTTTTCTTTCAAAGTAACTTGAAGGACGACGTAGTGCAATCCATTCGTTCCTGAAGCTGTAGAAAATGACGATTCTTGTTTAACGTTGTTTAAAAATCCCATAAGATTTTACTCCTTTTTTTAAAATATTTAACTACCAGTTAATTTATAAAACTCTTCCTGGATCATATCCTCACCCCAGGTTGTTGAAATTTTATGTCTTTCTGCGAATTGGAGCCAGTTGAAGTCGGATACTTCATACTGTGCGAGTTCTTCAGAGATGAGATGTCGAATCATGAAGCGGTCTGCTTCGTTCTCATATTTATATAGCAGCCGTTTGTAATGAGCTGGGTTATGGTTTATATGCCCTAATTCGTGTAAGATGACCTCTTCTCTCTCCTCTATGGATAAATCCTTATTAACGTAAATAATGCGCTCATCGGGGAAATAGAAGCCTCTACGCTCCCACATGGTCTCAGGGAAGAGATAGAGTGTGACCTGGTATTCATCCAGTAACTCATTCACTTTCAATATCGGATACCCCCAAAGAGAGTTTAATGATCTGCGCAATCTTGTCTACATCTTCATCTGATAATGGTTTTCCATCAAATAAGACCACACGTTCACGAAGATTAGACAAGTCAACAGTACGGCCATCAGCAGTAGTGACAAGGTCGCTTGAAATAGCAGGATTGTCAGTACGTCCTAGAAGATAATCAGTGGACACGTTGAAGTAGTCAGCGACAGCTTTTAATTTTTTTGGTTTTGGTTCACTGTTTTTCCATGAATATAAAGAATTTCTAGCAAATCCTATTTTCTCTTCTAAAGTGTTTAAAGAAATGCCTTGTTTTTTACAAAGTTCTTTAACAAGTTCAAATGTCGGAAACATTGATTTATCAACCTTTCTAAGAGGTGACAAAAAATATTTTAAAAAACTATGTAAAAATGCTTGACATTTTTTAAAGAGTTCTGTAAAATATATTTTGTAAGCTAAAGAGTTAGCGAAAAAGACAACTAAAAAAAATAAAACCCTAAAAAACCGATTGCCGTCCGTTTTGAATAGGTAAACCTTACTTTTTAGTAGGTCTTTTCGCTATGGTTTTATTTTATAAAACTCTTTAAATTTTGTCAAGGAATTCGCTAACTTTTTAGATAATATTTTAAAAAGGAGGTTGGAGATGGAAACGCTAGTATGGTTTTATTTCACTATTATTATCAACGTAGTCATAGGTTTTGCTACATACTATGCCAGCAAAAGAGATAGAAAAAAGCGCATCAACGAGTATAAAAAAATCCAAGATGATGAGCTTAAAAGAATTAGAAATAAATTTAATTTATGATTTTTTAGAGGTCTTTACTTAGAAAGGAATATTATGAACGAATTAGAAAGAACAGCCCTCAACGAGATATTGAGGACCGTGACATATATTGCTGAGAAGTTAGATGAGTTAGATGCTAGGTTTTCTCAATCAGAAGAAGTGAAAGCCAATGCTTCATCAGCGTCGTAATCTGCTGCGATAAATTGAGCTGCTGAGAGAATGAATTTCTTTAAATCTTGGATATCTTTGTCGTCATGTCTGCGGACAT